TCTATCGAACCCAAATATTGGGATCACCATAGATGAACGTATCGTGCCTAAAGAGCCATTCGGCCGGAATCTTGGGAAGGTGTAGAACTTCCCCCCGTGTAATCATACTTAAATACACGGACTCCAAAGCCTCTTGGAGAGCTATGGAGATGCCACTGCGTCTAGCGCAAGACACTCGCGCGGCTGTGGTTATATCACAAAGCGGAGTGTCTAGATGGTAATCAATGACAACATCAACGGTGGCGTAACGGGTGTATTTGGTGGCCTGACAGGCCCGTTTGTAGGAACTAAACGATACCTTCTCCTTTAACACACTAATGAGCGCATGACACAACGGGCCAATCAATGGCGTGTGACGGTCAGTGTGATAGTAAGACATAGCTTTAGCCAAAAGGAGAGCATCACACTTAACATTGGAGACTGAAGTGTGGAATTTCAACAGCGTTCGCATGATATCAGCAGTATCATGTAGCTGGATGCCGTCTGTATAAAAATGACGACCGCAGAAGGACGCATCATCAATTTGATTATAACATGCGGCTTTGACAACGAATCCTAGACACGGGAGAATGTCTAGCCCCTGACGAACGGCCTCAGAGTTTGCCTCGTCGACGCCTATTAGTCCATCATCGCCTTCATGGACTGAATCTACTGAATCTCCGACATGGTAAGTAGCCAAAAAGGTATTAAAGGCATTGATCAAACCATTACCTATGGATGTATGAGCGTCCCCTGAACAACGTGTGCCATCTAACTCATAACGAATACCAAAGTCAGACACGCCAGAAGTATGGCGAGCTAACATCAGACAACGATAAATCAGCGGGTACATTTGAGGAGGAAAGGCATACAGAAATACAACGTCCTGCACATCCTTAAGAAAAGGTAGAGAAAGGGTTCGATCAAACCGGGCGTAGTCGGTCTCGTAGAACTTGGCTTTATCGAGGAATCTTGCGGATAAGTTTCTTACCCTTGCCTCCAGACTCTGGCCCTTGACCAAAGGTGGAAATCCGTCGTGGGTACCTGTCGTCATCGTCTGACTCAGTCTCATAGTCAGGGTCTCCAAAATCTTCGTATGGAACGGTGTCCTTCTGTTCACAGCGTTCTTGACGAGCCAACTCGACCAAATCTTTACCAGCAGCAGGGGTAGTAGGCTTAGTAACATTCTTGTACTTACACATGTCGCTGTCGTACTGCTTACGATTGCCAAAATAATCGCGGATATCAGGCTTGACATGAGCCAAAGTGGGCTTGGGCTTGATGGCTGGCTTAGAAGGCGCCTCTGGGAGTCCGGCGGTGATACTGGCGATAAGTGATGCTCCACGGCTGACATTGCTGGGCCCAGGATCCCCAGAAAGTGGTCGCTGCGGGGGGATATGTTCCTCGGGTCGGTCAACTTTGGTGTCGTTTCCATTTTTAAGAAGCATTTCACCTTCGCCTGGCGGCGTGATATTGCACCTGACAACATAACCTCCTCCCGGGCGGCTTGTAACTCGACTTGTCTGGCGGCCGGGTATCGCGACACCCATCTCTCGAAAGGGACTGGGGATATAGCCTTCAGGGACATCAGAGCTGGATGACTGGCGATGAATGCACATGTCAAAGCAGACATCGGCGTGATCAACGATCCCACATGGCGACAGCGCAACACCACAAGCTTGCACTGCGAAACGCAACGCACAGTGGAGTGCTGAAGATGGCACCGGGGGGAGGTGCCGGAGCATGCCAATGATGTCACGACATTTGTTCGGCGGCAGGAGGGTGGGCACAATGACCTCAATATGTCGATAGTTGCATCCGAAGTCGAGACGAATTCGAAGCGCATAGCCTTCTGTCCCTCGCACTGCGCACGTAAATATAGGCTCGGACTGTGCATTGGTGTTGGCACGTTTGGCGACGGGGAGACTGCGGGCAAAACGGACGATGGAGGGAGTAGGAAAACGGTCGAGTGCTTCTTGTAGTCCTCGACTTCCGCTTCCGCCTTGGTCTTTAGGGACTCCATCACAATTAGATATTCCATATTGTCCGCACTTGAAAGCACCTCGTCGAAGGGGGTTCTGAAGGTGGGCTCGACCTTTATAATCCGACAATAGCGATCCACGATCGGGCAAGTCTGGGTTGTCGCAAGGGACCTCAGGCTTTTCAATTGCTTGTCGATTGATAGTGGATGGGCTGAATCTGGGTGGGTCCGGACGAGTTGGACTTCCTCCCAGTAATTGGTCAACAATGGGCTTGGAGATGTCGTCCGGTTGAGTACGCGTGTTGCGAGTGACGCTATCACATTGTGGTAGCTTTTGAGCGGCACTGCTGATAGCCCCGTCGTCAATGCGGGCATGATTTGACGCGGGGCTGCCTCGAAATCGCAACTTATGGTCAGTGCCGTTGATCTTGACGCCGACAGGACGATTGATGTATTGCTCGTACGCCGGCACCCTATGCACCACCCCCAGCACTCGAGCAACAAACACCAACATTGGGGACGACTGGTATTGAGTCAAGGCGTGCTGCCACGCAAACGGCAATACGAATCGAGCCCAGTCACGGCACTTCACATACCACAACTGTCGAATATTCTG